GATGCTATATTAGAGTTATTTCGTAAAAGAGAAAATATAGAATTATTTAATAAAAAAGCTATATACATATATATCCGTGAAATGACTGATCAACCTACACCACAAATTACTAAAGTAATTAAAAGAATGAAAAAAATATATGTTAGATTGATGAGCCAATATAATGAACACGGGTATGTTAGTATGAAATTTTAAGTTTTATATATATCCATATTTATATCCAAAGCGTAGCTTATGGATTTTTCAAATGTAAAATTATTCGGAAAGAAAAACTTCTCCGATCTTTTAAAAGAAATACACACAAACCAAAAAGATAAAGAAGTTCAACTTCGTTCTTTAATAGAAGGACTAAAACCATTAATTACTTCACCCGGTGAGGCAACAATGATAGTTCCTTTAATTAAAGAATATATGGAATTAGCTATTAAAAATGATGATGCTCTAATAAAAATGGCAGGTATTGTCCAAAGAGCAATGAATAGTAAGGCGGTTGATTCAGAAGAACTTCTAACAGATGAAGATAAAGAAATGTTATTTAGCTCTCTACAAGAATTAGATAATAAAATTGAACTACCTAAATTAGAAGAGGCCAAACATGCCAGTTAATAGTCAATTTCCCACTATAGGGAACTCTGCTTTTATACCTAATAATAACCCCGTATCTATAATACAAAATGGAGGTTTATTAGCTGCTAGAGTTATAGATATCTCTTTAGTTACATCAACTAATGGAGCATCTATATTTCAAACTACAGGTGAATATGCAAATATTGGTGCTATTAAATTTGAATTATTAGGAAATAGTAATAATAAAGAAAACTTTCCACAAGGACCTATTGCATTCCCACTTGATAATAATGTTAGAAAAGTTCCTTTAATTAATGAAATAGTTTTTATAGTATCAGGTCCCTCAAGAGAAGTTTTATTAGAAGGGGATAGTGATGCTATATCTTACTATTACACAAATGCCATTTCAGTTTGGGGGAGGAGTCATTTAAATATGCTTCCTTCAAATTCAACAACTAGTAAAAATACTGATACCGTACCTAAGGGAGATGTAGAAAGAGGAATTGAAAATAATCAAGATACCCAAGTACAAGAACCAAAACCTGGGAAGACCTTTCAAGAAAAATCAAATATAAGAAACTTATTCCCAAATGAAGGAGATGTTATAATAGAAGGAAGATTTGGAAATTCGATTAGGTTTGGTTCAACAGCAAAACAATCTGAAGAAAATAAAGATGTAGAAAATCCTTGGAGTACAACAGGCCAAAATGGAAGTCCTATTACAATTATAAGAAATGGTCAATCAAAAGTTGATATAGATTTTAATAATTGGTTTCCAATATATGAAGATGTTCAAAATGATGATTCCTCTATTTACATGACATCAGGACAAACAATTCCTATTAATCTAGCTTCGAAAAATTTTGCATCATTTGGGGCAGATGCTGTACCAGTAGCTAATACTACCAAACTCCTTCAGAATGTTCCTGTATTAGATGATAATTTATCACTTGTAGAATTAGATGATACTTCAAATGTTAATGATGTTGTTAATCAAGAACCAGATTTATCTACAGAAGCAGAAAATGATAGAAAGACAATAGAAAAATTCCAAAAACAGTATGATAATGTTAATAGACTAAATAAGTTAGATGGATCATCTCAAACTAGATCTAATATTGAAAAACAAAGACAACAAATTAATGATGAATTCACTATTACTAAAAATGGTGAAGAAATAGACAGATAATGATAGAATTTATTATAGACATATTTGATTTGTATCAACAATTTATGGGTGTCCCTGAGGGGATGACCTATGCTTTATTCGGAAGTAAAAAAAGGAAAAAGGCAGAAAAAATGATGAAGGATCTAGATCGAGGGGTGCCTGAATTAGATGCTCTTAGTATAGATACTAATTCTGAGGATATTCCTAAGTTTTTAGAAACAGATAGAAGATCTTCCCGCCCACAAGCACCTTCTGCAACCTCTTACAAACCAGACTTTCCATATACAGGAAAACAAATAATAATAGATTCAGGCAGAGTATTATTAAATGCTAAAGATGATTCTGTTTTTATTGTTGGAGATAAAGCTGTAGGAATATCTACTAATGGAACATTTAATGTAGATAGTGGGGGTAAAACAATTATAAATTCACCCTCAATAGATTTAGGATTAAATGCTAGACACCCTTTACTTAAAGGAGATGAATTTTTATCAGTATTTCAACAATTTTTACTTGTAATTGCTAATGTTACAGTACCTGCACTTGAAGCAGCTACTGATTCTAATAATGTAAAAATAGCGGATGTAAATAGAGCAGGTGAGGGATTAAGAAAAGCAGTTGAAGCATTAAACGAATTATTACCTGATACACTTTCAGAAAAAGTTAAAACACAATAATTATGGGAGGTGTAGATTTTTTAGGAGCAATAGAGGCTGGAAGTTCTAATGAACCAAAAAAGATATTAGAGAAAGCATATAACTCTATCCAATCTTTTAATAAAGGTTTACAAGAGGTTACTATGACTGTTGTATATGGTCAAAAAACTAAACCTGTACAAGTAGTTGATTTTCGTGATAATAAAGGTAGAAAAGAATTAATAAATGCTGTTAGAAACATAGGTGAAAATCCTTCACTACTTAATGTTGTTAATACACTTGAAGTAATTAACACTTATGATCTTTGTAATCCTTTACAATTTGCTATAGGACAACTTTTCCCTCCGGGGAGTGAGGTAGCTAATGCATTAACTGATGCACAAACCTATATAAATGAGATAGTAGGTAAAGGTAGAAAATTTTCTATAATAGGAGGTGTTTTAGAAAATTATGGTATAGCTGCAGAAAATGATTTTGGGTTTGTAAAAGGAAAAATCCAAATAAGATCCTTTGACCCAGATAAATTTACAAAAGGATCTCTTGTAACTGTTACCCAAACAGAAGATCCAAAAGTTACCTCTTTTATGAGAGGAACTATTGATAGTATAAATGAAAATGAAGAATATACAATTAATATAGATACTGTATCTCCATCTGTACCACCATATAAAAGAAATAATAATGGAGATATTATTACTGATGATAATGGTGAGCCTATCCCTGTTCTTTATGAAAAATGGTTAATAGAAGGGGATAATCAATTAACAAAAGATGTTAAAGCAATAGGGAATGATTTAGCAGATATAAGTAGTGATTTAAAAAACCTTGATTTTATTACCTTACTAAACATTGTAAAACAACTACCATCATCAATACCAGGTATAGCTGATTTAAAAAAGGCATTAAAAGATATAGCAGATGAAATTGAAGATATTAATGCAAGAACAGCCCAACCCGCAGACAGGGCCCAAGCAGCCTCCGGACTATTAGTAGGGGATTTAACAGCAGAAGAAGTTATAGCTAAATCAAGAAAATTAAGAGCTGCTTATAATAAAATTTTACCTTATACAGATATTAAATTTGCAGCCCAAGCAGTCTTTAAAAAAGATATAGAGAATATAAATAGATTTTTAAGAGATTTTATTCCTTTTGAACAGTTAGCAGTAGTTTTACAAGCAGTTAATACTATGGCAAGAACAGTTTTAATGATAATAAATTTTGCTTTAGCTCTTATTGTTACTATTAATAATATTATAAAAATAGTACTTATAGTTCTTAAAGTAATAAGATTAGTAATGAGAATTTTAGGTATAGCTATAGCACCTATACCATCAGTATTTACTACTGTAGGAATGATTGAGAAACCAACTAATTTTATAAGTAAGTTATTTAATGGAATTAGTAGAGCTATTGATTTATTAGAAAAAATAAGTAAAGAATTTGATCAAACAATAGGTTTGTTATCATTTGGTAAAACTTATTTACAACTTTTTATTAAAGAAGTAGCTGAATTAACAGCTAAATTAAATAGTTGCCCTCAACTAAATAAAACAGGTTTTCAAGAATCTATGGAGGAAGCATCTAGAAATAGTTTTTTTGCCTTAAAAAATCTACTTGAAGCAGTTCCAAACTTAGATAAATATGAAGCTGGAAGATTAGGACAATATCAATCAAATTCAACAGGTTTTAATACATTTGTGTTTATAGATGGGTATGGAACTATAATGCCTTTATCTGATAGTGTGTTTGGGTTTGATGAATTTGGAAATATTTTATTTTATGGAGATTTAACTTCATTATCTACAGGAATTAGTTTTGAAGATACTTTAGGACAAGATTTTAGAAGTGGGCTTACATACTATACCTTTAATAAATTTGATGCTGCTAAACATGGCCCATTAGTAGAATCAGCTGAAAATATATATTTAGAAGGTCAAGTAATAGCAGATCCAAATGATGCTTTTGGAAACTTTCAAGAAGTGTATTTAGGTTATACTCTTAAAATTCAAGAAGATAGACCAATAGATGTTAATAAGAATGACCTTTTAAGAAGAAGAGGAGTAGCTTTAGATTCTAATAATAATATAGTAACAGCAACCCAATTAACATTCTCAGATAACTTACCAGGCATAGTTAATGAATTAAAATATAAATTAAAAATTAGACTTCAGGAAGGTTTAATTGGAGTAAATACCTCAGATAAAAATCCTAATCAAATAAGTGATTCTGATGCTTTAAACTTAGCTGAAAATTTAGGTTCAAACCCATTAGCAATTAGTAATATAAAAGCCCAATCAAACAATAGAGCCCTAGGTAATATAAATTCAGGTAAAGGAGGAAATTCTATAGAAGGTAAACCAATTGATCCAAATGAACCTGTAGAAACAAGAATTGGAGGATCTCCATTTGTTAAAGATCAAACTATGGGAGATGGAAATACAACCGGTGCTAGTAGTATTTCTAATAATGGATCCCCAAGTAGAGTTATTGATACAAGGGCTTTATTAGAACCTTTACTTGAAGATCAAAAGAAAAATAATCCTGAATTACAAGCAATAGCAAATACTTTTAATACACTTAGTTCTGTAGATTCTAAAACTTTAAGTAATCTTTTAAAATCACCTAATTCACAAGACTTGTCTGACACAGAATTATTTAATACATTAAAACAACAAATTCTAAGTACAGTTGATCCTAATCCAACAAAAGTTGAAGAAGTTAAAAGAAAAACAGAACAGTGGTATGAAGGTCTAAAAGAACAAACTCGAATAGATTGGGAACAATTAACTTTAAATTATAGACCACCACAAAGACCTACTCCACCTAGTTTTGAAGATTATTTCACACAAATAGAAAAACAAGCTTTACCACAATGGATTAGAACTTTACAAAGAGCAAAGTATACTGAAACAGAAATTAATTACGGCATTAGCGATGTTAATATAAGGGATAAATGGCAAATAAAAATAGGTCCTGAACCTTCAAAAGTAGAAGTAATATTACGCCCAGCATTTAGAATAAAAAGATAATATATAAATATTTATAATCATGAAATTAGAAGTTTTTAGAAAAATTATTAGAGAAGAAGTAAGAGGAGTAATTAAAGAAGAATTATCTTTAATTATGCAAACACCCCTTACTGAAACTAAAGTTATTCAGAAACCGGTTGTAGAACAAAAAACAAAAAACAACTCACTATCTGAATTAATTGGGAAAACACCTCAACCACAACAACCTACTAAACCAACTCAACCTTTATTTGAAGGAGCAGGGGCTTTAGCGGATGTTTTAAATCAAACACATGTTGAAGGTGGATGGAGAAATCTTAATGGTGGAATGTCATCACAAGATGCTGTAGGATTCCAAGGTGGTATGCCTGGAGCACCTACCAAAGTAGTAGATTCAGTTGATGAGATGATATCAAACCAAAAAACATCTGATATAAACCAAGTATCAATTGATGCTGTACCAGATTTTTCAGGTTTAATGGGTAAAATGAAAGACGCAGGTAAAATATAATGGCATATATAGTTAGGAATGTTGATGTTTTAGATATCCAACCTAGTACAGGTATTGGTATTACAGTACCATTTGATGGGCCAACGGGCATTAATACTACATATACAACTCAAGCTACTATAAAGTCAAATTTATTAAATTTTATTTTAACAGGTAAAAGAGAAAGGGTATTTAATCCAAGTTTTGGATCTGGGGTAAGAGAATTACTATTTCAACCTGTAACAGATACTTTAATTGATGAAATAGATAACTTAATTAGGGGAGGAGTAGAAAATTATTTCCCTACAGTTGATATAAGAGATTTAAATGTAACTTTACAACCAGATAGTAAAACAGTTACTATATACTTAAATTATTCTATAATTAATACTAACATTGAAGACGAACTTCAAATAAACATGAGCAATGGCGGAATCTAAACAAATACAATATCTAAATAAAGATTTTGACGGGTTCAAACAAAAATTACTTGAATTCGCCCAAATATATTACCCTACAACATATAATGACTTCTCAGATACATCAGCGGGGATGATGTTAATTGAAATGTCTGCTTATGTAGGTGATGTTTTATCCTTTTATGGTGATAACCAAGTACAGGAAAATTTTGTTGAATTTGCTAAACAAAGAAATAATTTATTATCTTTAGCTTATACACATGGATATTTCCCCCAAGTAACTACGGCGGCAACAACTGAAATTGATATATTTCAACTACTACCTGCTACTACAGAGTTTGGAACAGTAAGACCAGATTATAATTATGCAATGATTTTATCTAATGGTGCACAAGTTCAATCAACAAATGATAGTAGTGTTTTCTTTTATATAGAAGACCAAGTTAACTTTACAACATCCGGAAGCTTTGATGCTACTACATTATCTGTATATTCTGTAGATAGTTCAAATAATCCTGATTTTTATCTACTTAAAAAAACAGCTAATGCTTCTGCAGGTACTGTAAAAACTGCAACATTTACATTTACAACCCCAGAAAAATTTTCAACTATACAAATTCAAGACACAAATATTGTTGAAATAATTCAAATTACGGATAGTGATAATAATAGATGGTATGAAGTTCCTTATTTAGCACAAGAAACAATTTTTGACCCTATCACTAATACAGGAGCAAATAACCCAACATTAGCACAATATAATGAGACTACACCTTATTTACTTAAAGTAAAAAAAGTACCTCGTAGATTTATAAAAAGATTTAAATCCGATAATACCTTAGAAATACAATTTGGTCCTGGGGTATCATCAAACCCAGATGAAATTATAACACCAAATTCAGACAATATAGGTTTAGGCTTACCCTATGGAACAGATAAATTAACAACTGCTTGGGATCCCGCTAATTTTACTTATACTAAAACTTATGGTTTAGCACCCTCTAACACAACCTTAACAGTACAATATCTAGTAGGTGGGGGAGCCTCATCAAATGTTCCCGTTCAATCATTAACAGTATTTTCTTCAGGTTCAATAAATTTCTTTGGATCTGGTTTAGATAGTACTCTTCAAACTACAGTTAGTGGTTCATTAGCTTTTTCTAACCCTAAAGCAGGTGTTGGGGGAGGAGATGGAGATACAAATGAAGATTTAAGAAGAAAATCAATAGCTCAATATCCTACACAATTAAGAACTGTAACTAAGGATGATTATGCTATTAGATCATTGTCTTTACCTTCAAAATATGGTAAAGTATCCAAAGTATATGTAACTCAAGAAAATGGAACCGCATCTAAAAATTCAGAAAAGCTATATGATACAAACACTTTATCACTATATGTTTTATCTCAAAACAGTGTTAATGATTTAGTAGTAGCTGATCCTGCTTTAAAAGAAAATTTAAAATTATTTTTAGCAGAATATAGAATGTTAACAGATGCTATTAGAATAAAAGATGCTTTTATTATTAATATTGGAATTAATTTTGATGTAATCTTATTACCTAATTATAATACTCAAACTGTATTGAATACTTGTATAGAAGCTATTAAAGCTTATTTTGAAATAGATAAATGGCAAATCAACCAACCTATTCTAATTAATAATGTTAAAAATATAATTGATGGTGTTGATGGAGTCCAAACAGTTAAAAAATTAGAATTTATAAATAAAGTAGGAGAATCAGAAGGATATTCAAAATTAGCATATGATATAAATGGAGCTACAATAAATGAAATATTATACCCTTCTTTAGATCCATCTGTATTTGAATTAAAATACCCTGATAATGATATTCAAGGAAGAGTAGTAACAAATTAATAAAAAATGGCAGTATATAAAATATTTCCCGAAAAAGATTCTTTTATCCTATCTCAATACCCTGCTCAAAACACAGGTAGAGATGAGGTATTAGAGGTTTCAAATTATAATGGAATAAATGTACTATCATCAGCTGCTGGTGATTTACCTGCCGTTACACGTGCATTAATTCAGTTCAAAACAACTGATATAAACAATGTAGTCAATAATATCATAACAGGTAGCGCATTCCAAAGTAAATTTAATTTATACCTTGCAAGTGCTGAAAATGCACCTTTAAATTATACATTAGAGGTTTATCCTGTTTCAGGAGCATGGGATATGGGTACTGGAAAAGTAAGTGATGTTCCTAAAACCCAAGATGGATGTTCATGGGG